GCCGGTTCGGGGGGGGGCCGGGGGTGGGAAAGAACGTGCTTGCGACCGCCGAGCGCGGAGACAGAAGAACCCACCCCCGACCCCTCCCGTACCGGGAGGGGAGAAGATGAAATAACCATATACGCACTTTTCTATTGACAAGCGCAACGCTTTAGGTTAGAGATTCGGCACGCTTCAGAAATCCGCCACCAGACGGCCGCAACAACAACCGCCAGACAGCAAACCCGCCAACACAGGGCGCTCCGGACCACCGGGGCGCCCTTTGCTTTTGGCCCGCGAGGAGACAGCCATGGACACCAGCAAAGCCCGTTGGTCGGTTCGCGATCGCAACCGCTTCATCGCCACGCTGATCGAAACCGGCAATCCCGCTACCGCAGCCGACGCCATCGGCCAGACGCTCGCCAGCGCCTACCAAATGCGCGACCGCTGCCCGATCCTCGAAGCCGAATGGCGCCAGGCGCTCAGCATCGCCTGGGAACAGGTGGAAATGCGCGTCCTCAGCAATCTCCTCGATGGCCGCGCCAGCAGCATCGACGCCAAAACCGCGCTCGAAATGCTCAAACGCCGTACCCCGGCCACAACCCGCCCGATGGTCACCATCGACGCCGCCCGCATCACCCGCATCCGCAACGAAATCCGGGCACTGGCCGGGCCGGAGGAGTGAAGGCCTCCGGCGGCCGGGGCCCTGGCCCCGGACCCCGACCATCAATCCAAGTCTCCTCAACTCAATGGGTCTGGGGCCACCGGCCCCAGCCGCCGGAGGCTTTTCTTCCATAAAGAACGAGGAGGCGGACCCCATGGCAGACCGCCAGACGGACGACGCGCGGGGCGCGTCGATTGCGGCGATTTGGGAGTCGGCTGACGCTGCAACACAGCGCCGGATCGGTGCCGAGCATGACGCGGCGCATATTGATTTCGCCGTGCAGGGTGCGGCGCGGTTGCGCGCGGCACAGCGGGCGCCGGAGGGGGATTGGACGATCTGGGCGATTCTTGCGGGCCGCGGTTTTGGCAAGACGCGCGCCGGGGCCGAGTGGGTGCATGAGCTGGCGGCGCAGCCGGGGCGGCGGATTGCGCTGGTGGCGGCGAGCCTGGAGGCGGCGCGGCAGGTGATGGTGGAGGGGGAATCGGGCTTGCTGGCGCGGGTGCCGGCGGGCGGCGATGTGACCTTTGTGCCGAGTTTGCGGCAGGTGAATTGGGCGAATGGTTCGCAGGCACGGCTGTTTTCGGGGGGCGAGCCTGACAGCTTGCGCGGCAGCCAGTTCGATTTCGCCTGGGGCGATGAATTTGCGCATTGGCCGCGCGCCGAGGACACGTTGATGAACCTGCGGCTGGCGACGCGGCTGGGGGTGCATCCGCAGTTGCTGTTGACGACGACGCCCTTGCCGCGGGCCTGGTTGAAGGCGTTGCTTGCCGAGCCGGGCGTGGTGGTGACGCGCGGGCGGATGGCGGACAATGTCGCCAATCTGCCGTCGCACCTGATCGATCTGTTCAGCCGGCGCTATGGCGGCTCGGCGATCGGCCGGCAGGAGCTCGATGGCGAGATCATCGAGGATCAGGAGGGCGCGCTGTGGACGCGCGGGTTGATCGAGCGGCAGCGCCGCGACCCGCGGGTGCCGGGGGAGCCGGGGCTGGTGCGCGTGGTGCTGGGCGTCGATCCGCCGGCGGGCGGCGCCGATGGCATGTGCGGCATTGTTGCGGTGGGGCTGGGCGAGGATGGCTTTGGCTATGTGCTCGCCGATACCAGCGTGCCGGTGACGCGGCCGGAAAGCTGGGCGCGGGCGGTGGTGGACACCGCCGGGCAATGGCAGGCCGACCGGGTGTTTGCCGAAATCAACAATGGCGGCGACATGGTGGAGGCGATGCTGAGGAGCATCGACAAGGACCTGCCGCTGCGCACGGTGCGCGCCGCGCGTGGCAAGGTGGCGCGCGCCGAGCCGGTGGCGAGCCTTTATGGCGAAGGCCGGGTGTTCCACGCCGGCAGCTTTCCGGCGCTGGAGGACCAGTTGTGCGGCCTGATGGCCAATGGCGTTTATGCGGGGCCGGGGAGTTCGCCGGACCGTGCCGATGCGCTGGTGTGGGCGCTGACGGCGCTGATGCTGGGTGAACGCCTGGCGGCGCCGAGTGTGAAGCCGCTCTAATCGGGGTCTGGGGCCACAGGCCCCAGCCGCCGGAGGCCCTTTTTCGAACAGGAGAACCCGATGAAACTGCCTTTCTGGCGGACCAAGGCGGCTGCGCCGGTGCCGCGGGTGCCGAGCTGGGCGACGCCGTACCAGATGGGTGAAGCGCCGCGCAGTTACGAGGCGCAGGTACGCGCGTCGTACCTCGCCAATCCGGTGGCGGCGCGGGCGATCCGGTTGATCAGTGAAAGTGCCGGTGGCGCGCCGCTGGTGGCGAATCCGGCAGGGCATCCGGCGCTGGCGCTGCTGGCGTCGACCGGCTTTGGCGCGTCGGGGCCGGGGCTGCTGGAAACGCTGGCGGCGCAGTTGCTGCTGCACGGCAATGCCTATGTGGAGGCAGCGACGGGGCCCGATGGCCTGCCGGCGGCGCTTTTTGCGCTGCGGCCCGAGCGGGTGACGGTGGAGGCCGATGCCCAGGGCTGGCCGGTCGGCTATGTCTATCGCGCCGGAGCGGCGGTGACGCGCTACCCGGCGGAATCGCTCGGTGACCGGGCGGGGCTGCTGCACATTCGCGCCTATCACCCGCTCGATGATCATTATGGCGTCGGTTGCCTGGCGGCGGCGGCAGGGGCGGTCGATCTCCACAATAGCGCGGCGAAGTGGAATCGCGCGCTGCTCGACAATGCGGCGCGACCTTCGGGCGCGATCATGTACCAGCCCGGTGATGGGTCCGCGTTGAGTCCCGAGCAGTATGACCGGCTGAAGGCGGAGATGGAGACGGGCTTTGCCGGCGCCGCCAATGCCGGGCGGCCGATGTTGCTGGAAGGTGGCCTCAGCTGGCAGGCGATGAGCCTGACGCCGGCGGAGATGGACTTTGCCCGGGCGCGCGACACGGCAGCGCGGGAGATTGCGCTGGCCTTTGGCGTGCCGCCGCTGCTGCTCGGCCTGCCGGGGGATGCGACCTACGCCAATTACAAGGAGGCCAATGTCGCGCTGTGGCGGCTGACGCTGCTGCCGATGACGACGCGGATCCTGTCGGCGCTGTCGGCGCATCTGCAGCATTGGTGGCCGGGGCTCGAGGTGCGGGTCGATCGCGATGCGGTGCCGGCACTGTCCGAAGATCGCGAGCGGCTATGGGCGCAGGTTTCGGGGGCGGCGTTCCTTTCGGACGCCGAGAAGCGCGCCATTCTGGGGCTGGAGGCGGGACAATGACGTCGATGCTCGAAGGACTGGTCGCGCAGGCGGAGGCCGAGGGCGCGGCACGGGTGACGCTGCGCGCGCTGGTGGAGGAGGCGTGCGAGGTGGGCGCGGCGCGGGCACTGCGGACGCTGGGGCTGATGGATGACAAGGCGGGGCCCGACATCGTCGAGCTGCGGCAGCTCATACAGGGTTGGCGCGACGCCAAGAAATCGGCGCTTTCGGCGGTCATCGCCTGGATCATGCGAACCTTTGTGGCACTTTTTCTGCTGGGGCTGGCGTTCAAGCTGGGCCTTGTCGAACGGATCAGGGGGTAGCGATGGCCGATCTGCGGATCGCTGGATATGCCAGCATTTTCAACGTTGCCGACAAGGGCGGCGATACGGTGCGCAAGGGTGCATTCGCCACCGCGGCCGCGCCGGTGCCGTTGCTGTGGCAGCATGATACGCGCGAGCCCGTGGGGTTCGTCGAGCAATTGTCCGAGGATGCCCGCGGGTTGCGGATCGTGGCGCGGGTCGTCGATGCCGGCCGCGGCGGTGATGCAGCGGCGCTGGTGCGTGCCGGGGCGATCAACGGGCTGTCATTTGGCTATCGCGTCAAGGCGGCGCGGCCAGGCGGGGCTGGGCGCGATCTGGCGCAGATCGAGCTCATCGAAGTGTCGCTGGTGACATTTCCGATGCAGCCGCTGGCGCGGATTCTGGGGTTTTCGAGTGTGGCAGAGGAGACGATGAATGACCTATGAAACCAAGGCGGACACCCTGGATGCGGTGTTCGAAGCGGCGAACCCGGCGCTCGATGCGCTGCGCGCCGATGTGACACGATTGACCAATATGGTGACGTCACGCCATGTCGATCGCCCGGCATTGACGGGTGCCAAGGCGGCCGGAAATGATGACTGGCTGCGCAAGGACGGGCACAGCGATAGCGAAACCAAGGCTGCGACGATCGCTGTTGCCCCCAAGGGCGGCGTTGCGGTGCCGGTGACGATCGACGCGATGATCGACAGCGTGCTGCAGGCGGAATCGCCGATCCGCAGCATCGCCCAGGTCGTCGATGTCGGCTCGGCGAATTATCGCAAGCTGATCACCACCTCGGGGGTGATTTCGGGCTGGG